GTTATGGTAAAGGCTGGGAGCGTCGCGTAAGAGAAAGCGAAAAATACGCTTTGAGCCTGCTACCAAAGGATAATTGACATGCCAAGCACTTACTCGCCCAGTTTAAAGATTGAACTCATTGCGGTTGGCGAAGAGACCAACCAATGGGGTCCGATTACAAACAATAACTTTCAGTATGCTTTAGAAGAAGCAATCACCGGATACGCCACGGCTACATTTCCTTCGGATGCCGATTACAACTGGGCTGCGACATACGTTAACTCAAATGCGTCACAAGCTGCGCGTAACCTTGTCATTCAGGTTTTAGGCACGTTGACGCAGACGCGTACGCTGACTGTTCCGACATTGGAAAAAGAGTATGTCATATATAACGCAACGGTCGGTGCGCAGGCTATTACCGTCCGTACGGCTCTTGGGTCTGGGGTTACGATTCCAAACGCTCAACGTATGCACGTTTATGTTGACGGCACCAATGTTGTTCAAATGGACAACTATGATGTTTCGCGCACAATTGGGTCGCTCACTCTGACGTCTGCGCTTCCTGTTGCGTCAGGCGGCACGGGCGCTGTTGACGCGGCAAATGCTCGAACCAACTTAGGATTGGTTATTGGTACGGACATTCCAAGCCCTACCGGAACCGGTGCGTCTGGTACGTGGGCAATCGACATCAGTGGTAATGCTGCCACTGCTACTACTGCTACAAACGTGTCCGGTGGTACTGCAGATGTCACTGCACTGACGCTTACAGGGTTTACCCAAAACTACGTTCCGTATGTAGGCGCGTTGGGAGTGATTACTGAATCTTCCAATCTTCAGTTTAACGGCACAGCGTTAACAGTATCAAGCATCAAAGTTTGGCGTGGTGGACTAAACAATCCTAATAATTTTGGTGTTGGTGAAAACACTTTACAAAATAATAACGGCGGCAACTATAACGTCGCTGTTGGGCCATATGCTTCGCAACAAAATACAGTTGGGAGTGGCATAACTGCGGTTGGATGGTCAGCGGCGCTTGCGTCCCAAGGAAGTGGTACCACCTCTGTTGGATATAGAGCAGGTTCTGACGCGGGGGGTGCTACTGTAGCAGTCGGGTTCGACGCAGCACAGAATGTTATTGGCCCAAATAATACAGTTGTTGGTACCGAAGCTCTTAGCCCTGGGGGGCTAACTTCGAATAACACCGCTACTAATAATACGCTTGTTGGCTATCGTTCAGGGTACGCAACGACTACTGGGTCTTCTAACGTTGGAGTTGGATATGAAACGTTAATTTCTAATTTAACGGGAAATGAGCATGTAGCTATTGGATTTCAAGCTCTTTTAAACAACGTAACGGATTCCGGTAACGTTGCAGTGGGCACATGGGCTTTACGCTCTTTAAATTCGGGGAGTAACAACACAGCAATTGGATGGCAAGCGGGTAATAATCATGTAAACGGCAGCAACAATATTTTTATTGGTAAAGATGCTAATACATCAACTAGCGCGTCAAACGAAATCGTAATTGGTAATTCAGCAAACAATAAATTAACAATTCCAGGCCTGTCATATACTGGTGGTCCAAAGTACCTAAACCTTGGCACATCTTCTGTTGCAAGCTTACCGATTGCGTCTACAGCAGGTGCTGGGGCTCGGGCATTTGTTATCGACGCGTCTAGTCCAACTTTTGGAGCAATGGTTGTTGGTGGTGGGACTGTATCTGTGCCTGTGTATTCTGATGGTATTAATTGGTTTGTAGGGTGATACCGTGCTTACAAAACTTGCCTTAAAAGCTGGTGTTAATCGTGAAAACACACGATACACTATGGAACAAGGCTGGTATGTCAGCGACAAAGTACGATTTCGTCAAGGCACGCCAGAAAAAATTGGTGGGTGGGTTCGCATATCCTCAGATACTTTTCTCGGTGTGTGTCGTGCCTTATTTTCCTGGGTCGCCCTTGATACCAATATCTGGACTGCGGTTGGTACTAATTTAAAGTTTTATGTAACGTTGGGCTCCTCCTATGAAGACATAACCCCGTTACGGAATATCACGGCTCCCGGCGATGTGACGTTTTCTGCGGTAACTGTTTCTCCGTTTAGCTCCGTCATAACTGTAAACGATCCATCTCATGGCGCGCTTATTGGTGACTTTGTAACATTCAGTGGTGTTGCCGTTGGCGGTCTGGGCGGCAACATTACGCAGGCAGTGCTTGAACAAGAATACGAAGTAGCAAGTGTTGTTGATTCAAATACATACACTATCGTTGCTAAAGACCCAACAACGGGCGCTCCGGTTGTTTCAAATGCTTCCGATACTGGTAACGGTGGGGCGCTTGTTGTAGGTTCGTATCAACTTAATACTGGGAGCGAAATTGCAACCGTTCCTAGTCCTGGCCCATCAGCATCTTGGGGTTTAGGATCTTGGGGTTCCGGGCCGTGGGGCGGCGGGGCTAATACAGTTTTACCACTGCGGTTGTGGAGCCAAGGTAACTTTGGCGAAGATTTAATCTTTGGGCCACGTGGTGGCGGGATGTATTACTGGGACACAAGCCTTGGGCCAAACATACGGGCGGTAGCTCTTGATGGGATTGTCGGCGCTAATTCTGTTCCGGTTATCCAAAACTTTATTCTTATTTCAGATATATATCGGTTTGTCTTTGCGTTTGGTTGTAACGATCTTACGTCCACTACGCAAGACCCTATGCTTATCCGCTGGTCAGATCAAGAAGATGCAATTAATTGGTACCCTGACGCAACTACCCAAGCCGGGAGCCTACCGCTTTCGCGTGGTTCGGAGATCGTAACCGCTATCCAGTCGCGTCAAGAAATTCTGGTTTGGACTGACGCCGCATTGTATTCCCTTCAATATCTTGGCCCCCCCGAAGTGTGGGGTGCTCAGCTGATGGGCGACAACATTTCTATCGCTGGGCAAAATGCGGTAGCTTTCTCCAATGGCGTTGCTTATTGGATGGGTATCGATAAATTTTATAAATATGACGGACGTACACAAACTCTTCGTTGCGATTTACGGCAATACATATTTGGCGACATAAATTTACTGCAGTTAACGCAGGTGTGCGCTGGCACAAACGAAGGTTTTAATGAAATCTGGTGGTTCTACTGTTCCGCTAATTCGAACGTTGTAGATCGATACGTGGTGTATAACTACCTTGAAGACATCTGGTATTACGGCTCAATGGGGCGTACCGCATGGCTTGATACCGGTTTGCGTAACTATCCGCTCGCCGCAACGTATAGCCACAACTTAGTGGATCACGAATTTGGAGTCGACGATAACGAAACCGCTGTCACACTGCCGATTGTTGCAACAATAGAATCTGCCGAGTTTGACTTAGAAGATGGTGATCGGTTTATGTTTGTACGGCGGGTTCTACCCGACATAACGTTTCGAGGGTCGACCGCTAGTAACCCGTCAGGAACGCTTACGCTGATTCCAATGAAAAACTCGGGGTCTGGGTTTATAGATCCACGATCCGTAGGTGGTAACAGCACGACGAACGTCACGCGCAGTGCCACAATTCCTATCGAGCAATTTACAGGACAAGCCTACATCCGCGTACGAGGTCGGCAAATGATTATGAAGTTTGAATCGACTGCACTTGGGGTTACATGGCAACTGGGCTCTATGCGCTTAGACATGAAACCGGATGGCGTTGCGTCAGGTTCTGGCGTATCGGGCGGCTAAGATGACACTGATTGTTACGACTGACTACGAACTTCAAAAAATAGCGCCACCAGCGTTGCCGCAAGCCACCCCGATTTATTCCCAGGCGTATCAGGATCAGTTCAACAATGTTTTACGTCTATACTTTAACCGGCTTAACAACATCCTAGGGCAGCTTATGGCCACGGTGGATACCATTCCTGTTTCGATTGGCGGCACCAATGTTGATGCGTTTGGCCGCATTCGCGCCAGTCAGCCATATACGCTCTTCGATAGCCAAAACCGATATGCCGCTGACAATCAATTTGACGTGGCTGTCACGGGAACGGGGGTTACTACATACTTGC